ACCGTCAAGGTGGTTTTAACATACACGGTAAAAATGTAGAAGAACCTAAGAGTGCCTTCCCTCAGGGAAAGTGTCTGTTTTTATAATCTAAACATCTATTAAATGTCGGGTGCATTAATACAGTTGGTCTCTAAAGGAGTTCAAGATGTGTATCTTACCAGTGAAGAAGGTCATTCTTTTTTTCGTATGAAGTTTACGAGACATACAAATTTTTCTCAGGCTCCAAAATTGATTAAATCGTTGACCCAAACTGACAACTCAATTACTATACCAGTTTTAGGTGATATCATTAATGGTATTTGGTTTGAGAAAGTCGGTGTAGATGCCGTAAACATGTCTTCTAATCTTTTTTACAATTCCACTATCGAGCTTTATATAGGGGGTCAAAAAATAGATTCTCAACATTTTGATTATTACTCAGATATATGGCACAATTATATGTCTGACACATGGACTAAGACACTAGAATTGAATAACAAAGTTTCTAAATCCAATCCAGCATTTCTCCCACTTCATTTCTTTTTTTGTGATCATAAGGCATTCTTACCCCTTCTAGCATTACAACATCATCAAGTTGAAATCAAAGTCAATTTTGATGACACATATTATAATGATTCAGTTCTAAATCTTACAGATGTACAAAAACGAATTAATGTATACGGCAACTATATTTACCTAGATAAAGAAGAACGAGAATCACTTGTGAATCGAAGTCTCGACTTTATCATCACACAAACACAACAGATAGTTCTTCCAATGGAGACCGTGATTGATAACTCTCTAGGGGGTGGTGATAATTCATTTGATATTTCGTCGTTTAATCATCCTGTTAAATCACTCTTTTTTGGTTTTGGTGCATTAAGTGATGATTTTGCGAACGATCGTTTGACATTTTTAAGTGGTGATATCCAAATCAATGGAACCCCGATCCTTGAACGGATGTCTCCAAATTATTTTCACACAGTACAAAACTATTATAAATCATCGTACGGTGCGACCGATTTTGTCCACGAAACCAACGTACTTTTCAATACAAGGTACTTCGCGTATCACTTCTGTCTAAATGCATCAGACTATAATCCATCAGGAACCCTAAACTTCAGTCGTATCGATAATGCCAAAATTTTATTACGAGGTGTGGAGAAGGGTAATCTTAGACCAAATGGTCAGGAGTTAAGTATATATGCAGTAAACTATAATGTTCTAAGAATTAAGGATGGTTTAGCTGGAATTTTATTCGGTAATTAAGGTATAGATGGGTAGGACAGCTCGTTTCGATCAGGTTTTTGTAACCAGTCTAGACGCAGACCCAGTCGAGCAAGATGTACTTACTGACGTAAAAAGTATTATTACAAAAGAGATTGATGTCGAAACTATCACAGCAGAGAGATTTGCTATTTCTAATACAAATCCTACAAAGAATATTTCTATAGGTTCAAATATTTTTGTAGAGGATACAGCAACGAATATCGTTCTTGATGTGACCAAGGGTATTCGTGCCGAGCGTTTGTATGTGAATGATAAGATTGGTATTTCGGCACCGAGTGCTACAAACGAGTTTCAGATTGGACCAAATAATGAATTCATTATTGACCGTAGAAATAAACATTTAGTTACCGCACAAGGTAACGTTTCATCTACAAATGTTCTAGTTTCAAATATTATAAATGTTAGCGAAGTATTTATCGTTGATAATGATGCAGCGAATGTGTTGATGGTTGACGGAAATATACATTCTACAAATTTATCAGTTGGAAATTTCTTGACTGTGGGTAACGGTGGTACTGATTATGAGCCGGGTTCAAATGTAGCAGTTTTTAATGGTGCAAATGTATGTATTAGCGATGGTATTTTAACAGTAAATGGTAATCTATTTGTGAATGGTAACGCATTCATAACTGAAAGTGCACAATACCAAACAGTTATCAATCTAGTTGTTGAGAAAAATGTGATTCAACAAGGAGAGACAAATAACAAAAATGCGCCATTCGACAATGCTTTACTAATGACGGAGGGTGGTGATGGAAGTGTTTCAAATCTTGTATTTGGATATCAATTTTCAAATAATGAATACGTTCTTGGTCGAACTCAAATGTCACCGGAAGAAACAAGGATTCATATGGATCAATCTAACACCGTCAATCTTCATGTGTACGGGCAGTTATTCACGGATGGTAATGTATCTGTAGCAAACACTAATCGATTCCACACATTATCTATAGGCTCAAATGTATTTTTTGATGATGTGGGTTCGAATCTATTCGTATCTACTGGAAATGTGTCCGTCGAAGGTAACGTAGTAGCGGGTGGTATAAGGATTGGAGATCTTTTAGACCTAAATCCAGATGCTACTGTACCAGTTCTCATTAATCAAAATATTAAATCAAATGCGATTACAACTACTGGTTACACACATTCAGGTATTGCCAATCTTGTACCAACAAATACATTGTCTATCGGTGCAAAGATATTCGGGAATTTGATATCCGCGAATACATTAACTGTTATAGGTAATACGACTACAACAAATCTTTATACAGAATCAATTTATTCACATGCAAACGTTTCCATACATGCAGATAGATTCGGTGTTGACAGTGTGACAGATGCACTCGTTCTTAAATCCGGTCCCACTGCTTCAAATGTGAGCTCAATTGAAATATCTGGTGCGAGTACATCAAATACGAATCAAATAATCAAAATGAGTACAAAAAATACAGAAAGAATTAGAATTACCCCTGAGGGTAGAATAGGTATATCGAATACCGAACCAAGTGAAATATTAACAGTTGCGGGTAATGTCCATACAACTGGTGGAGATGGTTTTATTTATGGTAATACATGGGGAACGACGGGGTACACGAGTTCTCGTATGTATTCAACTGGACTTGAAAACAAGATTGAGAATATTGTAGCTGAAGGTAAGGGTCTCAACATTTATGCGAGTAAAACTGCTACAATGGGTACACCAAAATTAACCATCCTTGAAACTTCAAACGTTGGTATAGGTACAGCTACACCCAAGGGTAGATTACATACATCTGGGGGTACAGTGTTTATCAACGATGAAATCACCAATCTTGGAACGTACAAGCATATTGGAACTCCACTCGTTGTTTCTAATGCAACTGCGGTTTCAGCAGATTTGACGGATTTCACAAAGGTTTTGGAACTTTGCAGAGAAGGTGGAACCGCTGGTAGTGATGGTGTGAGGGCAACATTCAAAATGGGTAAACACACAGCGGTTTCAAGTGGTACAGCCAACTCTCAACTTGATATATTTTTAGCAAGTACAAATTACGAGACGGAGGTTGACGTGGTATCAATTCGAAGTGATGGTCGTGTTGGAATAGGTACGACATCACCTACCGCTCATTTAGAAGTACATTGTACGGGTGCAGCCAATCCCCTAACAAATGGTTTGTTGGTACACAATTTTGATGGAGCATCTGGTGATGCTATCTTAGCGGCAAAAACTCGTATACTCGCAGGTAATGTATTCACTTCTTACATCCAAACAAATGCGGGCTCTAATCCTAGGGGTTGGTCTACCGGTGTAACTGGCACAGATTCAGATTTTAGAATCACACAAAATACAGATAACAATAAAGATTCTTCGACTGTGGGTTTATACATATCTGGTGATAATGGTAGGGTTGGTATAGGTACAGATGCACCCCGGAGTCCCCTAGAGGTGGCGGGTAATGTTGTCATAGGTAGTGAACTTTCATTCAGTGGTCTCACTGGTGACCCATTTGGCAACACGAAGCTTGTAGAAAGACGTTATACTGTAAATCAAGAGAGAACTGAACTTGTACTATTCAAGGGTAATGACGCGGGTACCACTTTAGGTCCCGATAGAATTCGACACATTGCAGCGGAGCATGTATTCCAAACCTATACATCGGGGGGGACTTTCGATGACTTGGTTGCGGACCCAGTGTTGGATGCACCCTTAGTTGTCACCAACGACAGAGGTATTGTCGTTATTGGTGGAAGACGTTCAGACGCAGAGAATCGTGGTTCAAATACAAAACTCGTAGTAAACGGTGATATTGAGTTCGCTGGTCAGGGTGCGTTCTCACTGACTGGTATAGCATTCGTTACTACTAACCCCTCGGATGGATCTGACTCTATCAACCAAATTAGAAGTATTCTAGATGGAAGTAAGCGTCGTATACTTACGTTTACCCACCAGGATGGTAGTGGTGATTCTGAATATGCCCGTTTCGATTCAATTGGTAGACTTGGTATAGGTACAACAATTGTAGACTCTAATGTACATATTTATAACGGAAACACAACAGACCAAACACTACTAAAACTTGAGAGTCCTGGGGTGAACAAAGAAACTGGTATGCTCATCTACACTGGTGAGGGCGAAGGTGGATATCTCAGAGGATTCAGTAACTCTGAAAATGGGACTACAGGTCTCATTATGGGTGTCGCGAATAATAGTACTATCACAAACTGTATTCATATGATTCACTCGAGTAATGTTGGTATAGGTACAGATTCACCCGGTCAGAAGCTGACCGTAAATGGTACAGCTCGTGTGGAAAGTGTCACGAGTAACGCGACAATCGAACTCACAACATCGGCTGGGAGTGCGAACATTTATGCGGATACCACGGGTAATGTATTTATAAACCCATTGAGAACAGGAACAAAAAATACAACCTTCCTCAACAGTAATGTAGAGGTCATAGGTGATTTCTCTGTCGATGGTGCCCTAGATTTGGGTAACCAAGTCGGTTTAGGCCTCTCAGGTGAAAATGCGAATACGACACTCCATGTTAATGGTGGTTTCATCACAAACTCTGACCAGGTGGCGACGAAAAAGTACAGTCGTTCTACTACAATTACTAGTGGTAATGGTCAGGATATATGCTTTACATTTAAACCAAATACATTTTATGCTAAAATCATAGCGGTATTACGTGAAGCAAGTGATGTACGCAACACAAGTACGATAATTATCGAGGCGTCTGGTGGTACACACGATGGAACCACAACTTCTATGTACGATATAGCCCTTGGAACAGTGAGCTTATTTGGTGCTACAAACCCATACCCATGGAGTTCCACTATATCGGTCGGTAAACGGGGACTTAGCATAGAACCAACAGTGAAGGACGGAAACCCGGGTAACGACGCACGAACTTTTACATACGATTTATCAGTTGAAGTCGTATCTGGAGTTGACGGTGGACTTTCTAGAATAACTCATAGACGAAACGTGGCAAATGATGACGGACTTAACGATGCGACTGGTGGTCAAGATTTACTAAGTGCATTCACATATTAAATTTACTACGAGGGAGGGTGGTACCCCGCGGTAGATTAAACATTTACGCCCTGATGGAATCAGAGACGGCTAGTGCTACTACGCCAACAATGAAAGCCATGATGACGTAATTTAATTCAGTTTCTTCGCGGCCGACCTGAGGCTTTACAGGTTCGGCCTTGGCCTCGGCGACAACTTCTTGCTGTCGAACGGGAGGCTCGAGCTCCTCAAGCGGACAATACGCTATCATTTATATAAGTTTAGAGATTTATTTCGGTCTTCTTCTTTCGACGAGTTCTCTTGGGTTTAGATCCTGAACCAACATTGACCTCCTTGACCTCACCCCCAGTGGAATCACCAGAAATGGACATGATATCAGAGAGATCATCATCCTCCTCAACAAGCTGAGGCGCCGAGGGTCCTTGTCCCATTGAGGTATTCATTGGGGGTGGGGGAGGCATCGAAATGCCACCCATGAGGCTTGAAATATCAAGTCCAGGTCCCTGCATCTCATACTGCCCTGAACCACCCACGGGTGCATCAACTGCGGGACCACTAGTGTCACGGGTGGTGTTTTGAACCGCCGCCATCATATTCTTCACCAGGTCTGGATTCTGCTTCATAACATCATTCATATTTGGCATCACGGACTTGAACATCGAATTTGTAAGGTGAAACATCATTGCCGAGCCACCCAACATCATAATCAGTTTGACCTCTGGTGCAACACTGACCTTAGATCTGTATTTCACATATAGTTCCTCAAACACACCATCATAATCATCAACATTCTCCATAACAGACTCAGACCAACCCTCAAGTTGAACCTCAAATGGGTTATACCTCTTATTCAAAAATTCAAGCCCAGTTACACAGGCGACCAACATACGGCGAGAGAAGCGAACTGATTGTTCAACATCTATACTGTATGTAATCCTCTTGACCTCTGATCTGAGTTCATCAACGTTCGAGTAAGCGTTCAACCTTTTGTTAACTGCAAATCCCTTCTTCTCAAGTCGAGCTAATTTGTTAATAAGATCCGACTTCTCTTCATCAATTGAAGTGTACCCCTTCGAGGGTTGTTCACCCTGGTCACTAGGACCGGGGCCCATCGGTTCATCATCGTCGAACATCATTGGTTCATCCTCGCCATAATCAATTTCCTCATCCTGTTGAGGCTGAGTTGGGGCACTTTGTTTGTTGGGATTCACAAAAGCATCCATAGCCTCCTGACCCTGAAAAGATTGTTGAGGTCTTTGCATAGGCCTTGTGGGTCGAGGTACAGGTTTTGGTCGTGGTGCAGAAATTTGAATCTCATCCATCAGGGCCTGTTCATCAGCATCTAATTTCATCACAGTCGTTTGACCCCTATCGAGTACGATTTCTTCGTCCATCTACTGTCTATTTAGAAACTAAGAAAATCTCTTTAACGCACTTTAAAAAAATCTAAGTCTAATATAAATGCTTAACCTCAACAAGACCAACCGCAACGGCCTCATGGCCATAGCAGTTTTGATGACCCTCATCTTCGTCCTGTCTTTTATGTCTGCGAAGACCGCGAATTATCAGCCCAGGCCAATTACCATTACACCCGTCAGTGAAGAATCTCTCTTCGACCTCAAGCCAGACCTTGAATGCACCGCTGGTTCAGGGAAGGAGGACAGCCCTTACTCTGTTGGTCTTACTCCAGGTGGTCTTTGTGGTGCCCAAAAACTTGTAGGTGATCATGCCGGATATGACATCGTGGATGGAATTGGTGGATCTTTAATCTAAGCTAATGATATATGGCTTTAATCACAACGCCGACGGAGATGATTCCCGATCTAAACTATGAATATCATACCATCACAATTGATACTCTTAATCAGACTAGCGCGAACACATGGACGTGTTTTTTGACTCAGCCTCTAAAAAATGTTGTACAGGCTCGACTTCTAGCCGCTCGGATTAATACAGTCACACCAGGTAATGGAAGTGAACATTGCTACATTTCTATTGATGAGTTGAATTCTACATTTAATGATCGCGCTACCAATGTTTATGAAGGTCAGGACTCACTAAGTGTGCTTCGAAAATCTTTTGCTAGTATTGTTACTACAGATGATACTGGTATAATAAGTTTCAAAGATGATTACCCAATTGCTGTGCAATACGTAAATCCTATTCGAACAATTGATCGTCTCACTATCAATATTCGTAATCAAAGTGGTGTTCTTATAACACCACCAAATCCCGCCGAAAATAATTTTTTGGTTATTCGTTTCGTCTGTAGAAAACCCAACCTGTAATTTTTCTCCCCTTAAATTAGTATTACCATGTCTGCCGGTGTTGTTCAATTGATTGCTATAGGTGCCCAGGATAAATATATCATGGGTGATCCTCAAATATCTTTCTTCAGTTCAACATTTAAACGCCATGCTAATTTTTCACAATCCGTTGAAAAACAAACCATCCACGGAGCGGTGAAAAACAATTCTATGTCTAGCATCCAATTTGAGAGATCTGGTGATCTTCTCAGTTATGTGTATTTTACACTCGATGACAAAACCCAAGCCCTCGATATTCAACGATGGGACACCATTATTGATAAAGTTGAGCTTTTAATAGGTGGTTCCGTTATTGACACACAAGACGCAATTTTCACAGAGAAGATTGCTATTGATACATTTGCACAAAATGTATCTAGGAGTGCGAACGGTACACACCCCGGTATTTCTGCACGCTCATTTTTTTACCCTCTCAGGTTCTTTTTTTGTGAGGGGCCACAATGCGCTCTACCCCTTGTAGCCTTAAACTATCATAATGTTGAAATTAGGATATATTGGGCTACAGCTGCTGCAAATTACAATGTTGAATGTTATGCAAACTACTATTACCTCGATAATGAGGAGCGTGGTCAGGTTGTATCTAGAAAACATGATCTCCTCATAACACAAGTCCAAAAAAATATTGCTTCAGGTACTTTAGTTCAAGAACTTACGTTTAATCATCCAGTAAAATATTTAGCATCCTCGGATACAACAACTGATGGTGCCCTCACATCTCCCACAAACAAAGTTAAATTAAACATAAATGGTCTCGATGTAAGTAACTATAAATGGGGTAAACCACATTTTATAGACGTCACGAGTTATTATCACACAAACTTCGTAACTTCTCCAGATTTCTTTCTTTATTGTTTCTGCCTCTCAACATCCAGCTTACAGCCCACAGGAACACTCAACTTTAGTCGTGTATCGTCAGCTACTATCATGAGTGAGTCTATGAAGATTAATGACCCAATTTATGCAGTAAATTACAATATTTTGAGAGTGGAAAATGGAATGGCCGGTTTACTTTACGCAAATTAAAATACAACCTTATACTAAATGGTCAAGACCTTACCGACTGTTGAGAGGTCAACCCAGATTCGATTTGGTAAACACGCTCAACAGGACCAGGGTGAAAACACGATCGTTCTAAATGCGAGTAATACCGCGGTTGATGCATCAAATGGTGGGGCCGTTTATGTATCACCGGTTCGTTTTAGACCCGACTATCAAGGTAAATCTGAAATTGTATTGATGATGTATAACACCACTACAAAAGAGCTAACCGAATCTGGTGAATCAGCGCAAGATCTCATCGGTAATCAAGGTCTTCAAGCTGTAACCAACCAAGGTAATGTCACTTCGAATTCTATGATTTTTTATAATAATGTAGCTGCATTTGTAACCACCGGTAATGTGGGTATATCTAATGCTCTAGCTTCTCATACTTTGAGTGTCGGTTCGAATCTTTACGTTGATGATTATGGTACAAATGTTTTAGTCGTTTCTGGTGGGGTTGGTATCACTGACACTACGACTTCAACCTCTGCTACAACTGGTGCCCTTAAGGTTGCCGGTGGTATCAGTACCGAAGAAAACTTAAATGTTGGGGCTGTCACAAAAGTATTATCTGCAACTGATTCTACTTCTAAAACCACTGGTGCCTTAATTGTCACTGGTGGTGTGGGTATTTCTAAAAATATTCATGGTAAGAATGTTTTCGTTGAAGATGTCGTCTCAAATAGCGTAGTCATTTTAGACACTACTACTTCATCCTCCGCAACTACAGGTGCCCTAAAGGTTGTAGGTGGTATCAGTACTCAAGAAAACCTGAATGTTGGAGCTGTTGCTAAGGTGTTATCCGCCACAGATGCCTCTTCTAAAACCACCGGTGCCCTAATTGTCACTGGTGGTGTGGGTATTTCTAAGAATATTCATGCTTTAAACGCTAATTTTGAAGGTGTCGAAGCTGATAGTGTCAATATTACAGACACCACACCATCTAACAATCAAACAAGTGGTGCGTTAAAAGTTGCCGGTGGTTTAGGTGTAGCCGGAAACGTTCATTGTGGTAATCTCACACTCACTGGTAATTTAACAGTTACTGGAAACACAACGGTTTTTAATTCAAATAATCTTATAATTCAAGATCCCGTAATTGAACTTGGTAAAGGTAATTTAGCCGGTTTGGACACTGGTTTAGTTATGAATAATCCTCTAACAAGTGGAAATAAGGGTAACGTCGCTGTGATTTACGATTTCTCTACATCCAACCTTGAAATTGGTCATACCCTCAATAGTGCTACAGATACTGTTATTGTCATGAATACAGCAAACACACTCCCAGTAAATATAAACGGTACTCTAGGAGTCACGGGTTCAACCACGTCTTCCTCCAAAACAACAGGTGCAGTGACAATAGGTGGTGGTTTGGGTGTGGTGGGTGATATTCACGCTACAGATGTCAACTTCGAGGATGTTGAGGCTGATCGTGTTACTATAACTGATAACACTACATCCACTTCAGCAACCACTGGCGCCCTAAAGGTTGTGGGTGGTATCAGTACTCAAGAAAACTTGAACGTTGGTGCTGTTGCCAAGGTAATATCCGGGACTGACGCTACTTCTAAAACCACTGGTGCCCTAATTGTCACTGGTGGTGTGGGTATTTCGAAGAATATTCACGGTAAAAATGTGTTCGTTGAAGACATTGTCTCCAATAGTGTAGTCATTCTAGATACCACAACTTCAGACTCGGCAACAACAGGTGCCCTAAAGGTTGTTGGTGGTATCAGTACCCAAGAAAACTTGAACGTTGGTGCGGTTGCTAAGGTAATATCAGCCACAGACGCTACTTCTAAAACCACTGGTGCTCTAATTGTCACTGGTGGTATAGGCGTTGCTAAAAATATTCATGGTAAAAATGTGTTCGTTGAAGACATTGTCTCCAATAGTGTAGTCATTCTAGATACCACAACTTCAGACTCGGCAACTACTGGTGCCCTAAAGGTTGTTGGTGGTATAAGTACTCAAGAAAACTTGAATGTTGGGGCTGTCGCTAAGGTAATCTCAGCCACGGATGCTACTTCTAAAACCACTGGTGCTCTAATTGTCACTGGTGGTCTAGGTGTTGCTAAAAATATTCACGGTAAAAATGTCTTCGTAGAAGACGTTGTATCCAATAGTGTAGTCATTCTAGACACTACGACTTCAACTTCAGTGACCACTGGTGCTCTCAAAGTCACTGGTGGTATAAGTACTCAAGAAAAGCTTAATGTCGGGGGTATTACGAAAGTTTGGGACGATACAGCAGCTACTTCTAAAACGAGTGGTGCAGTTCAAATTGTTGGTGGTTTGGGTGTAGGTGGTGCCATATTCGGTAATACAGGCAATTTTGGTGGTAGTATTACAGTAGCTGGTGATTTGATCGTTTCAGGTGAGACCATCAGTCAAGGGCAGAACAGTCTTACAGTTGCAGATCCTACAATCGAACTTGGTAAAGGTAATGTAAATGGTGCCGATGTTGGTATGATTATGAATAACCCCCTAACAGGTGGGCATAAGGGTAATGTCGCAATCATTTATGATTTCTCGGCATCCAACCTTGAAATTGGTCATACCCTCAATAGTTCTGCCGATTCCGCTATAACAATGAATCACGCAAACACACTCGCAGTAAATATAAATGGTACTTTAGGAGTCACGGGTTCAACCACATCTTCCTCAAAAACCACTGGTGCAGTAACCATAGGTGGTGGTGTAGGTATTTCAGGTGCACTATTCGGTGCCGCCGCCACCCTAGATGGTGTGGTGACTCTAACGGACGATACTACTTCAACCTCAACTACAACGGGTGCCCTCAAGGTTACAGGTGGTATCAGTACCCAAGAAAACCTACATGCCGCCGGTATGATAAAAGGTGCTACCATCTCAGGGACCAATGTTTACGGTACCTTAGCTGGAGCTAACACTGCAGCTGTGACTACCCTAACAGCGACTAGTGTTACTGCCTCTGCTATGGTAAAGGGTGCTACCATCTCAGGGACCAATGTATATGGTACTTTAGCTGGGGCTAATACAGCAGCCGTGACTACACTAACTGCCTCCGGTATGGTAAAAGGTGCTACTATTTCAGGGACCAATGTATATGGTACCCTAGCTGGGGCTAATACAGCTGCTGTAACTACCCTAACAGCCTCAGGTATGGTGAAGGGTGCTACTATTTCAGGAACCAACGTATATGGTACCCTAGCTGGAGCTAATACAGCAGCTGTTACTACCCTAACAGCCTCAGGTATGGTAAAAGGTGCTACCATCTCAGGAACCAACGTATATGGTACCCTAGCTGGAGCTAATACAGCAGCTGTGACTACCCTAACAGCCTCCGGTATGGTAAAGGGTGCTACTATTTCAGGGACCAACGTATATGGTACCCTAGCTGGGGCTAACACAGCAGCTGTGACTACCCTAACCGCCTCTGCTATGGTAAAGGGTGCTACCATTTCGGGGACCAATGTATATGGTACTCTAGCTGGGTCTAATGCAGCGGCTATAACTACCCTAAACGCCTCGGGTGTGGTGACCTTAGCAGATACAACTACTTCAACCTCAGCTACAACAGGTGCCCTCAAGGTTGCTGGTGGTATCAGTACCCAAGAAAACCTGAATGTTGGTGGTGATCTCAAGGTAGATACTTCTGTATTAGTGGTAAACTCTACAACAGATCGTGTTGGTATTAATAAAGCAGCACCTGCTTACTCTCTCGATGTTGTTGGTGATATCAACTTTACTGGGGACCTATATGAAGGTGGGGAACTATTCGTAAGTACACCATGGACAATTGAATCGTCTCCCACTGCATTGAGTTATACATCCGGGAACGTGGGAGTTGGCGCTATAAATCCAGCGGCAAAGCTGACTGTGACAGGTGATGCACAGATCACCACAACCCTAAATGTTGGTGGTGTGGTGACCCTAACAGATACAACTGAATCGACATCATCAACTACGGGTGCTCTCAAGGCAGCTGGTGGTGTCGGTATAGCGAAGGATGTGTACGTCGGGGAACGCGCCCATGTCACAGGAGGTCTCATTACAAATACTGGAGGTTTTGGAAAAAAGACATACTCGTATTCTACAAATTTAACCAGTGGTGCGAGTGTAGCAAATGCGACGTATGTTCTCGATTTTACAAATCACGCCTTCCATGCTAAAGTTACAGCGATGTTGATCGAATCGGCTGATGCTTCCGTATTTGACCAAGTTAGTACAATGACATTTGATGTTATTGGTGGTAAAATTGGGGGTTCGGGGAACTCACAATTTGTCCCAGCCTTGGGACAAATCAATATCATTAGTACCAGTACAATGAATACACCTTGGGACTCAACAATAGCAACAGCCCTCGCAGGAACAACGGTAACAATAAAACCAGCTAACGCGTGCAACGGTGTGGTTCGTTTCAATATATTCGTTGAATACCTATGCCATGAATCGGGTGGAAGGCTTACAAGTATCAATTGCTCGGGTGACAGTCCTGATAGTGGGGATTTAGGCTATTAAACTATACATCCAAAACTTTTCAAACATCATTTTTTTAGGAGCGTTCCAGACTGCTAAAAAAATTATAGAGTTATATTAGATGACGAATAAAACAACATTTACGGGTGAAGTTAATATCCCATCAAATTCTAGTTATAAAATTGGTGGTAGTGCCGCTCCATTTATGCGAGTAGTAACCAGCACAGCTGTCAACACCGGAAACCCCGGATCGACTCCAACTATAACAGCAGGAGGTAACGCGAGTGCTGGATCAATTACATTCGCGATTCCAAGGGGTACCGCTGGTCAAGATGGTCAAAATGGCCCCCCGGGTAACAACGGTCCTCAAGGTAACCAAGGTGGCCAAGGTCCTCAAGGTCATATGGGTCCTCAAGGTCCTAGGGGTAATACGGGTCCTTCGGGGGGGAACGTAGGAACACATACTGGTGGTCATATACATACAAATGCTTATTTTAAATCTAATGGGTACGCCTATATAGATGGTAACAGAGCCTATCAATTCTATGCACAGTACAATCGTCGCGGTGTTGGCTACCCAGGTGGAGGTTTTCAAGGATATCAAGGAGATGACCATTATGTAGACACTATTGGTTACTGGAACCAGGCAATTGGTATTTATACGTCCCAGTACTTCCGCACTGGTGGTCTAATGGTTAGGTCTGATGGTCGTCAGAAAAAAGAAGTAACTACTTTAGATACAGAAACATGCTTAAACAAAATTAAAAAGATTAGACCTGTTAGTTATTTAGATAGAGCTACTGAACGTTTCTCGTTAGGATTCGTCGCCCAAGAATTGAAAAAAGAAATAAACATTGCAGTTGATCCTCTGGGGAATGATTTTATAGAAAATTTACAACTAGGGGGGAAATTTTCTAATAAACGAGGCCCGGTGGACCCAGATGTAGAGAAAAAACAAGAAGGAGATTGGTACCTGTATACTTTCACATTGGCAGAAGGAGTGGAGTGGCCAGATGTAAATCCACTAGTCTTGAGGGATAAAAGTGATGATACGTTTCAGATCGAACAAATTAGATTTATGTGTCCAGATAATAAAGGGTTCGGCGAGCTGAAGTGTTTCAGTGTAGCGGTGCATGATTCTAGATACTGTGACGAACCAAAAGAGAGATCTGTAGACCTTCTAATCCCAGTAAAGACAGACGAACACTCTGGTACAATGGAAGACCCAAGAATAGAGATAGATGAAGACGAACTATATTTTTTAGAGGGAACAAGGGTTGATGATTATCACACTATTAATTATAACGAGGTATTCACTGCACTCACAGGAGCTGTTCAGGAACTTGATAAAAAGCGAGTGTCAAATCAGAAACGAATAGATGCATTAGAAAGTAAAGTTTAATTTTTTTATGAGCGTCTCAAACTTCTAAAAATATTCTGGAGTTATATCAGATGACGAATACCACTACATTTCCAGGTGAAGTTAACATTCCATCAAATACTACGTATAAAGTTGGTGGTAATGTAGTTCAAGTGTTGGCTGCTAACAGTGCCATAAGTGTTGCTACGGGAGACGCAGGATCAGATGCAAGTGTAACAGTAGGGGGTAACGCGAGCGCTGCGACGTTGGCATTCACAATTCCTAGGGGTAATACCGGTCAGCAAGGTCAAAACGGTCAAAACGGTACTCTAGGTCCTCAAGGTGGTACAGGTCCTCCAGGTAACACAGGTAACCAAGGTCCTCAAGGTGGTACAGGTCCTACAGGTGGCGGGACGTACCACGTCAATGGAAAGATCGAAACCAATGGATATTGCAGATCGAATGGATACCAGTACTTAGATAATGCCGGTGGTGCACGTACTTTCTATGCCAGATACAATACACATGGTAATGGTGCAAGTTATAATAATGCTATTGGTTTCTACGCCGCCCAGCATATGCGCTGTGGTGGGATTATGGTCAGATCTGATGAGCGTTCTAAGGAGGATATAAAGACTTTAGATACAGAAAAGGCTCTAAAAAAAATTAATAATATTAGACCTGTTAGTTATTTAAATAAAAGTGATCACAATTTAGCATTAGGATTTATAGCTCAAGAAGTCAAAAAGGAAATACCAGCGGCAGTGGACGAAGAGGGACTGGATTTTGTAGAAAATATAGATCTATTAGGAAATTTTACAAATAAACGATCATTTATTAGGGATGACGGAGCCGCGTGTGTTCAGTATACTTTCGTATTCAAAGATGGAACATTCCCTTCTAACGTGAAATTTGAGGATGCAGAAATTTTAAAATTTAAAGTGCGAGACGGTCTCGATAACCAGATAGAAAACGATTTTACGGCACTGTATGTGCGTCAATATTGTGGTGAACCACAACCGAATTCTTTGGATGTTCTCATAGACGATGATCCAGACCATCGGGTCACAGTAGATGATAGCATTGATCATCTTTTAGTGGGATCAAAGGTGAATGATGCTCATTCTGTTAACTATAACGAAGTATTCACTGTACTCACAGCATCTGTACAAGAGATCGATAAACAGAGATTATTAGATAGAGCGAGATTGGAAGTATTAGAAAGTAAAATTAAAGAAAAAGATGCGTAAGAGCGTTTATCAATGTTGAAAATATTCTGGGAGTATATCAGATGACGAACAGTACAACATTTCCAGGTGAAGTTAATATTCCATCAAATACTACATTTAAAATTGGTGATAGTGTACCCGCATTTTTAGCTGGAGTGACCTCCGTGTCTGTCAGTGAAGGAACCGCCGGTTCAGCTTGTAGTGTAGCTGTGGGGGGTAACGCCACAGCTAAGTCATTGGCATTCACAATTCCAAAGGGTGCCAACGGTCCTAACGGTAACCAAGGTCAAAACGGTGGTCAAGGTCCTGTAGGTGACCAAGGTCCTCGAGGTCCTACAGGTCCTGCAGGTCCTCAAGGTCCTGGAGGACCATCGGGACAAAGTGTGTATAATACAAACAACGCACTACAAAGTAATTATTATATAAAATCGAATGGATACCAGTACTTAGATTATGCAGGGACCAGCCAGACTTTCTTTGCGCACTCGGGGAGATACGGCTCCGGCAGTACTGGTGGTGGACTCGGCTTTCAGGGATATCACGGAGATGACCACTATGTTCAACAGAGCAGCAATTTCAACCCCGCTATTAGTATGTATGCTGCATATTACTTGCGCTGTGCGGGTGCATATGCTAGATCTGATGAGCGTTTTAAGACTGATATAAAGACTTTAGATACAGAAAAGGCTCTAAAAAAAATTAATAATATTAGACCTGTTAGTTATTATAATAAAGAGGTTTCAGGTTTTCAGTTAGGATTCATAGCTCAGGAAGTAGAAAAAGAATTACCGGGATCGGTTATGAGTGAAAATACCTTTGTATCAAACATAAATCGAGTAGGATCTTTTTCAGATAAACGAGAAGCTTTTACATTTGGGAGGGACGGAAAGTTAAATGTAAAATGTTCTAAGTATACTTTCCAATGTAGAGATAAAACCTGGCCAACTGACTTGAAATTAAATGATTATGAACTTTTAGAATTCAAAACAAACGGTGAAAAAGGAGAAGACAAATTTTTGGCAGAGTATAGGCGTGATATTTGTGGTGAGCCATCCAACCAACGGGGGTTTGGCCGGATGGATGTTCTGATTGACGATGTAGGTGAGGACTCTGAAATACCAGATGGTTTAAAGCATGATGATGAAGTATATCTATTAAATGGAACACGCGAGTCAGATGCAAAGCTTCTTAGATATGAAGAGATATTCACTGTGCTGACAGCAGCTGTTAAAGAGCTTGATAAACAGCTGCAATTAGATTCGGAATGGATAGAAAGGTTAGAAAGTAAACTTAATTAAAAATAATTGATTGGCTGCATGTATTGTTTGATCTCACTGTAATCCAAAACATAAAATACACCCTCTGTGGAATCATTTAAAACTAGACGATGCATTCTATGTTTACCATCGACCATACGATATTTTCGATTAGCTGGATTTCCCATATTTGTAACAATTACACATGGATCGTAAGATAGATGTTCAGATTTGTATCTTACACCACCACAACAAATACAATTAGGACCAATTTTACTCTTACCCAAGTTCCACCCCTTCCAGCATATCTCATTGAGTTTTATCGTCTGCTTTTTGTCATCTGTTAATAAATGTTGTATATCATCATTACACAATCTGTACGCATTTCCGTCTATACGCCAATCACCATTCCACTTTGAAAATTTAGCAGAATGGTACCCAAATTTGGGTCCATCACCAGCTCCTCCAGGGAATCTCGTTTTATGATCAAGGCTCATTATTAGTATTATGATATAAAAAATCCAACGCTTTTACGCTTACTTTCTGGGGATCCAATATAATGCCATAGTTGACCATTTTTTGGTATGGTAAATTCATTTATATGCCATCCCTTTTTATCATATTTTGTGATGATTTGTTTCGTTTCTGTGTCAAAATACCTGAAGAAACTCTTGTTATCTTCCTCAGCCCATGTTATATAAACACGTTTACCAGGAAAATCACTATTAGTATGCCAACCACATACACCACCTGGGGGGTAATAGTATAAACCGCGAATGTGAATATACGGCGACTTGTAAAAATTTGACAGTTTATGAATTATAGCACCTTCAATACCCTGTAAAAACTCATATTCATAGCTAGTTCTATTTGTTTTTTGTGGGTTGCGACTGGGTGTTTGTATATCACCCAATGAATTTTTTATAGTTTCATACAAATCTTCATCTGGAACTTTTCTGTTAGGATCATAAGATTGTTTCCTGTATTTAATTGAATCCCAATCAAGTTTATCTAACAGGTCAAGTTCTCTTCTTAGTTTGGATATCTCCATTTTATACTACAGTGGTGAAAACTTTAAGTTTTATATCAGCTTAAAAATAAACTCTCACTATATTATAAAATGTCTGGTGGTATTGCCCAACTCGTAGCCGTCGGTGCTCAGGATGTACACCTCGTTGGTCAGCCCGAGGTGAGCTTCTTCCGCTCCACCTACAAACGTCATACAAACTTTTCCCAAACTGTCGAGCGTCAGGTCATTCAAGGCAACGTCGCTAACAACGGTATGTCAACCGTTCGCTTCGAGCGCAAGGGTGACATGCTCAACTATGTCTATCTCGTCCCCAACACTGGCACAGCAACAGCGACTGTCGCTGATTGGACTACTGTAATTTCCAAGGTAGAATTATTAATTGGAGGTCAACTTATTGATGAACAAGATTCTACCTTCTCTACACACATCGCTCCCCGAACTGCCGCGACCTCCTACTCCAAATGTGCTGCTGGTAATATCTATG